TACTTGAGAGGAAGAAAAAAGCAGAGTTAGCCTTGTATGAGAACAACGAGGCGATGAAAGCCGCCATCGTTGCCAAGTATGCAAAGCAGGAGCAAGACGCAAGGCAGCAGAATGCCAATGCGGTGTGGGAGATTGAGCGCACGAAATACGAGGCTATCGGCACGATGGTCGGTGGCTTGGGCGAGATATTCGGTGCCTTTGGAGAGGCATCGCAGGAGGCGGCTATCTTGCAAAAGACCCTTGCCCTTGGCGAGATTATGATTGCGCAGGCGGTAGCTATCGCCAACGCAGTCAAGGCAGGCTCTAATGCCGTCACACCGTGGCAGATGATTGCGCAGATTGCGACCTCAATAGTGGCGGTGACCTCGGCAATGGCGCAAGCATTCGCCTCGCTTGACAGCGCAAAATTTGCCACTGGTGGTTACATCCGTGGCGCAGGCACTGGCACAAGCGATTCGATACCAGTGCGTGTGAGCAATGGCGAGAGCATTATGAACGCAAACACTACCGCCATGTTTAGTGGGTTGCTCTCATCGCTCAATCAACTGGGCGGTGGTGTACCCATCCAAGTGCAGCAGAGCGCATCGAGCATCCGTGGCGAGGACATGCTGGCGAGAGCGGTGGCGAAAGGTGTGGCGATGCTGCCTGCACCAGTGGTAAGTGTTGAGGACATCAACCGAGGGCAGCGGCAAGTGCGTGTAATGACTGATAGGGCGACATTATGAAGATACACGAGTTAATAAGCGATAATCTGCCCATCCTGCGGAGGCTGCACCGCAACGGCATAAGCGATAATTATATCCACTACCTCCCCATCTATCAGGACTACAAGAGGCTGGTGGCAGAGGGCAACAAGGTGCGGTGGGTGGCGCAGGTGGTCGGTGAGAAATACGGCTACAAGGAGCGCATGGTGCGCCTCATCGTCAAGATGATGGAGGAAGAGGTTCAGTGACTTGTTTCATTATATTTTGAGTTTTATTGTTTTTTATTGAATTTTTGGCACTCTCGCAGTGATTGCGAGGGTGTTTTTTGCGTGTGTGGTAAAACGCATTACCACGAAAAAAGGTAAAATAACCGCAAAAAGTCGTGTAATCCTAATAATTTTGCGAAAAATAGCAAGAAAAATGGCAAAATTAAAGATATACAGCGACATCGTGGACGAGGAGTGCAAGGCATTCATGGCGTGGGGTGGGCTTGACGGCATTTCCTTCTTGGACATCGACCGCTTCATCGCAAGCATTCCCGAGGACGATGGCGAGATTAACCTGACTATCAACTGCCGAGGCGGCATGACCGATGAGGCACTGGCGATGTATGACGCATTGCGTGCCACTGGTAAGACCATAAGCGCAGAGGTCATTGGCGAGTGCTCAAGCAGTGCAACACTGTTGCTGCTGGCGGCACGAAAGGACTTGCGCAGGGCGCATCCAAACGCATCCATCCTCATCCATAACCCCTACATCTGTGGCTTTGTGGAGGGCGATGCCAAGCGCATAGGCAACATTGCCGAGAGCCTTGAGGATGTGCGCACCAAGTTCTTGAACATCTATGTGGAGCGCACTGGAGCAGATAGAGAGGTGCTCTCGCAGATGATGGACGAGGACAAGCCCATGAATGTCGCAAAGGCGATTGAGCTGGGTTTCATTGCGGAGGAGATACTGCCGATTTCGGCACAGAATAAAGAACCTAACATAAGTGACAAAAAGATGAGCATTAAAGAAAAGATTTTCATGGCATTAGCCAAAGTTTTTGGCATGAGCCTTGAGACCGCAGACGGCAAGACCCTCGAACTTGAAAAAGAGAGTGGCGAGCCAGTTGTCGGTGACAAGGTTACAAGCGAAGATGGCGAGTACTTGATGCCCGATGGCACAACCATCGTGGTCGAGGAAAGCACTATAACCGAGATTCGCCCAGCAGAGGAGGTGGTCGATGACCCTGCCGAGCGAGGAGAGGAGGGCGAGGCGAGCGACCCCGAGACCGATGAGCTGCTCAGCGAGAAGGATGCCGAGATTGACCGCCTCAAGGCTGAAATCGCTGACAAGGACGCAGAGATTGACCGCCTGCGCAAGGAGCTTGACGATGCAAAGAGCAACGCCAAGAGCGACACCGACAACGAGATTCTCGGCATGGTGGAGAATGCTGGCGGCATCAAGTGGCTAAAGAGCGTCAAGTCGCAGGGCAAGGTTGACAAGCGTGACACCAAGAGCACTGCAATGGACAAGATGCAGGCGAAGGGCAGCGAGGAGCGCATCTCGCTCGTTGAGTACCGCAAGCGCAAGGCAGAGCGCAAGGCGCAAGCAAAAAAGTAATTAACAACAAAAAAATAAGGATTTAAAACATGGCATCAGTAGGTTTAAATTTTGCTAACATCACCCCCGACAACGGTGCGGTGCGTGAGTTGAGCAGATTAGTATTTTTGGAGGTTCTGCAAGCCGACCGCATCGGCACGCTGCTGGACATCCATCGCAACGTGTACAATGGCGACAAGCTCGGCTTGGTTGGCGAGTTTGGTCTGCTTGGCAAGGCTGGCGCAGGCTGCTCGCCCGAGTATGGCAATGACGCAATCAACACAGCCGAGAAGGTGTGGGACATCAAGGACTGGGAGATTGCCGAGCAGTTGTGCTACAAGGATGTTGAGGACACCCTTGTTAAGTACACCCTTGAGAGCGGCACCAACATTGGCGACCTCACCGCCAACGACTATCTGGACGAGGTAATTGTGCCTCGCCTTGAGCTGGCGATGATGAAGATGTACATCCGTCTCGCATTTTTTGGCGACAAGAATGCCGCAAACGTGAGCGATGGCGGCATAATCAAGAATGGAGTGAATGTGGGCTACTTCAACCTCATTAACGGCATCTACAAGCAGCTCTATGCAGGTGTGACCGCAGGCACCACCAAGCGTGTCACTATCGCTGCCAATAGCGAGACAACTATCGCTGCGCAGCTTGCCGCTATCAACAGCGAGGCAAAGACAACTCTCGACAACATGATTGCAGCCGCAAGTCCCCGACTTCGCCAAGCCAGCGACCAAGTTATCTACGTTACTCAAGCGTTTGCCACTGGTTTTGAGGCGCAACTGCTTGCCAACTGCTGCGGCAGCGACCTCGCATGGACTGCACTGTTCAACGGCATCCGTGAGACCACCTACCGTGGCATCCGCATCCGTGTAGTGCCAATGTTCGATGAGATTATCCAAAGCTACGAGGGCAATGGCACCGCCTACAACCAGCCCTTCCGTGCCATCTACACCACCGAGCGCAACCTCGCCCTTGGTGTTAACGGCACTGACGAGTTTGCAGAGCTGGACATCTTCTTCGACCGCACCACTCGCCTCAACCACATCTACGCAACCGACAAGATGGGTGCGATGGTCATTGACGAGAGCATGGCAGTTATTGCCTACTAATTGCTAATCTCTCATAAGCAACAATCCCTTCGGTGTGTGGGTGGTTACACACCTATGCACCGAATTTTTAATTAACAACAAAAAAGAAAGGACATAGATATGGCATTATGTGATTTTCTCATTTCAGCCGACATCCAAGGCTATGACTGCTCCAACCCCATGGTTAAGGGCGCAAAAGCCAATGGCCTCATCATCAACCGCAAGGACATCAACCTCGGTGGTGTCACCTATGACACCAACAACCCCTTCAAGGTTACCGCCCTGCCACTGGCAAGCGGCAAGACCGCCTACGACATCGTGCAGGGAGGCAAAACCCCCTACACTGGCTCGCAGCAGGAAATGGTGGAAGGGACTTATCAGAACACGCTCACTAACACCGTGCAATTCGTTATCCTCAATCAAGGTTACACAACCGCAGAGCAGGTTTTCGCCCTGATGAATGGGGAGTTCGTCATTTTGTTGCAGAACAACAACGGCACATATCAAGTTTACGGTCTTGAGGCTGGTCTGCGAGCATCAGCGATGGTGCGTGAGCTCTACAACGATGACACCCTTTCGGGGTGGCTGGTAACCATGACCGAAGAAAATGCCGTAAAGGGCAACCTCTTCGTTGATGAGACTCTGTACAACACACTTAAAGGCGAGTAATCATGGCACTCTGCGACTTTGTAATTGAGAGAGCCATCCAAGGCTATGACTGCTCGAACCCGATGGTCAAGGGTGCGGAAAGTATGGGTGTGCTGCTCAATCGACAAGACATTGACTACAACGAGGTTGCATCTGTCAGCCCATTTCTTCTCAATTTTGCCGAGCAAATAAAAAAGTGCGGAACGGTAGGTTATCGCATCCTTCAGCCTGGCAAGACCCCCTTCAACGGCACACAACAAGAGCTGGTCGAGGGGACTTATCAGAACACGATGACCAACACGCTGCAGATAGTCGTCTTGCGTCAAGATGCTGATTGGGCGAAGCAGCTCTTTGCCCTGATGAATGGTGAGTTCGTTGCCATTCTTCGCAATAAGAATGGGAGTGAGCAGGTTTACGGCTACGAGGCAGGTCTTCACTGCACTGGCGCAGTGCGTGAATTGTACAACGATGATACCTTGAGCGGCTGGCTCATCACGATGACTGAGGAGGGTGCGACCAAGGGCAGCCTCTTTGTTGACGGGGGGACTATCGAGGCATGCCTCAACATTATACCCTGCGAGTAACGACCATGACAGAGCAAGAGGCGCAAGCCGAGTTAATGATATTGCGAGGTCTTGCCGAGGGTGGTGGAGACCTCGCACTTGTAAGGGAGAGGATTGACCGCCTTTATTGGGCGGTGTGCCACAAGCATCTGCGCTCATGCAGGTGCAAGAACGTGGAAAAAGATGCCCTCCTTGAGATTTATGCGAAATTAATGTACCACCAAAAAACGAATACAACAATGGCACATTCAAGATTAGTTAACGGAGTGGTGTTGCAGTGGAAAGGCAACCACTACACCAACAACAACCTCACCGATGAGGTGGCGAGGGAGTTCTTGGCAACGTTCCCACAGCGCAAAGACTGGTTCGCAGAATTACCAAGTGCAACCACCGACAAACAAGTGGCCGCAGAGGTGGCAAACGAGCCGTCTGCCGAGGTTTCTGCCGAAACTGAACCCACTACACCAAAAAAGAAAAAGACTTCGAAAAAACGCAAATAAGGGCGCAAAATGAACATCCAAAAAATAAAGAAAGCACCCAAGCGGATAGATGTGAGCTATCTCACGACCCTCGGCATTAAAGCCTATGGCCACAACAACCTCTATCCGCAGCAGGCGAAGGCGATACTGGATGCTTCCAGCACTGGCTCGCAGTGTGCCGACCGTTACGCTCGCTTCATCGAGGGCGAGGGGCTGGTCGACAAGGCACTCTACGACCTTGTGCTTAACCACTATGGCGAGACAACTGACGACATCTTGACCGCCATCGCCCAAGACCTCGCCAACTATGGGGGCTTTGCTCTGCATGTCAACTACGACCTCAACTGCAAGGTGTGCGAGGTGCAGCACGTCCCCTTCGAGTCATGCCGATTACAAGAGGATGACGATGCAGGCTACATCGCCCACATCGTCACCCACCCCGACTGGACTGGCACAACGACAAGAGGCGGCAAGATAATGCGTGTTAACAAGGACACCATCACCGCCTTTGACCGCTTTAACCCCGACCCAGCAATCGTGAGGGCGCAGATTGCCGCCAGTGGTGGCATTGACCACTACAAGGGGCAGGTGCTGTGGGTGAGCACCGCAGGGCGTGACCGCTACCCCCTGCCGAAATATGACCGAGTGCTGACGGAGTTAAGCACCGATGAGGGCTTGAGTAATGTCAAGTTCCGCAACGCCCGATGCAACTTTTTGCCTTCTGCAATGGTCATCACCAAGACCTCGCAGGCACTCACCGATGAGGACGAGGCGAAGCAGGCAGTCATTGCCGAGGGCTTTGCGGAGAGCCTTGCCCAATTTCAGGGTGACGAGACAGCCAATGTGCTTATCAGCATGACCATCGCCAATGACGAAGAGAAGCCCGAGATTGTGCCTTTCCCAGTGCAAAATTTTGACAAGAGTTTTGAGGTTACGGACAATTCGGTAGTTGAGCGCATTTATTGCGCTTTTGAGCAAGAGCCTTTTCTCTGCATCCGCAACGGCAAGCTGGGCTTCAGTGGCACGACCATCCACGACTGTTACACCTACTACGCAAGCCTTGTGAGCAAGGAGCAGCGCATGATTGAGAGGGCACTCGGCAAGATATTCGACCACTGGCATGAGCCACTGGCTACCACCGACTGCGAGATACAACCGCTAACCTACAACGTGGAGGCTTAGACTATGGCTAACAAAGCAACAACATACGACAATGCCCTGCTCGTGACCCGAGAGGACATCAACCGAGAGGTGCGCCCCACCAGTGCAGACGAGGGACTTGTTGACCGCTGCATCGAGGAGGCGCAAAACCTCGACATTATCCCAGCCATCGGTGCCGACTGGTGGCTGCGTGTGGTTGACCGCAACGATGATGCGGTGGCTGCTCTGCTTTGGGAGGGCGGCATCTACAACGACACTTGCGGCAAGGCGCACATCTTCGCAGGGCTTCGCAAGGCACTGCTCTACTATGCCTATGGGCGGCTTTTAAGGTCGCAGGGGGGCGTAAGCACTCGTTTCGACTTCGTGGTTAAGGCTGACCAGTATTCGGATAGTGCCGATCTGCAAGCGAAGGCACAAGCCTACAACGAGGCATTCAGCATCGCTGACGGCTACAAGGCGCAGTGCCTCGCCTATCTCAACACCAGCGAGACTTGCTGCAAGCGCAAGATAGTTAACAATAGATTACAAGTTAAAAAAATAGGGCATTAAAAAATGGCATCTAATATTCCAATAATAG